GTTCTTCTTAGTCATCAGACAAATGGAAATGGATTTATCACCTGGTTATAGTCGTTGTGTTTCGACGCGGGCCCTACAGCAAATCACAGGTCACGGACCGCTCCTGTATGTCCGCTGTATCATGCATAATGATAGCATCTAACAGCGGATGCCGTAGAAATTCCCTTTTCCCAGGTTGCAAGTGTCGAAGCAACACGTCAACGCCTCTCAGCGCGTCGACGCTTGTATGATAGCGGAGTGCCATCTGTTTAAGAGCGGACTCAAAGTCCCACTCAACCACCGTAGAAAAACATTCAAACTTATGGAGCAAATCACCCTCCATCAGTTTCACAACTTTACCAGTCTTGTCAGCCTTGCCGGCGTTGGCATCGAGCCACGCGCCGTAAACGGGCAGGCCTCCGACTGCTGGCTTCATGCCACACACCACGCCATGGCGCCAACCTGGCACCATCTTCTCAGGCCAGTGTTTCGTGGTCCACATCAACCTTGCAAGTATTCTGCCCAAGAGTGGTACGAAAGCCATCCCGTCCGCGGCCTCTAGCCAACAACCGGATATAAAGCTGACGTCCCTCCAAGAACAGAACTTCCTGTACTCGGGTATGATGCCGGTGCGCGCTTCTTGCGCGGCAAACGCAGCAGCATCAAAATCGCCTTGCACGGCGACCAAGAGATCATCCCCCATGACTATGATGTCACCTTTGAGGCCCAGCGCGAGCATCGCTTGAATCGCTATGCCGGCGTTGATGATCGAATTACCCAAGCTCGTGTCGTTGTGGCCAGACTTAGTGGTGCCTTGCACAGAGTATTTGAGTCTTGCAAAAGCCCCGCGGTACGTTCCTTTGGTGATCTCCGCCTTTTCGAGCGCGTTTAGCGCCCAACCTTCAGGGCAGAGCATCTCCAATATTAGCCTCTTGAACTCCATGTGGAAAAGGTTCATGGTCGCATCCCAATTCTTACCATCGCGCTCATAGAAATGCGTCGCGCCCCTTCGACGGGCGCGTTGCATCCAAGCTCCAAGCGTTCGCGTGTTCATGCCACTAGCGAAGGTCACTAAGACCCCGCTTATGACACGTTCACCGTCGACAACGCTGGAAAACGCCTTCTGGCATCGGGTAATGGTGGGCCCGAGGTCAGCTTGCGTGGCGAAGTTGGTGTAGAACTGAATAGCGCGCGATTTGGTGGGACAATTGTGTCCACCTTCGCGCTTAACCATACCTTTGACCTTGTCGTGGCAGACTAGGTCCTCCAAAACGGATTTCCGGATAGCATCCTGCTTGCGGCGGGACCACTTCTCCATCCAGTTCATTTCGTAGGCTAACTTTTCGTCGTACGCAACAGCGAGCTCTTGGCTGATCTGTCGGAACCACGCCGTTGCTAGCGGTAGCATCGGTGGTGGCGGGTTCCCGGCAGCCTCTCGGCTGCGCTTCTCAGCTAAGCTCAAGTTGTACTCTGAAGCCGGCTGCGCGGCAGCGTGCCGGTTGCATAAGGCGTTGTGGAAGTTACAAGTGCACGTTCTACACGTCCATGACGGCCAGCAGACATAACCCATAGCGGTCGAACCGCTTTGATTGGGTTTGTCGCACGGCCAAGGTTCGAACGCCGGCACTCTATGTTTTCTATCCACCTTGCTCAAATCTCCAGGCCCTAGACACAAAGTCGAGGTCTTGAAAGTCGGCAAAGCGTGCACTCCATACGGTATGTGCTTCAACATATCGGGCTGCAAATGCCCGTGGATATCGAGGAGCCCTTGCATTGCCCCACTGTTCCGGCTCAAAAACAGCGGGGCCACGGAATCGGGGCAGGGGCGCGGCACGGTGCACCCCCCCCGCGGCCCCTAAGCTCGCGCATCACCGTTACTGCGGTATCTACCCACCGCGTCCAGCAAGGAAGCGATGGGCGTCAACCCGCGAGTTCCAAAACCGAGGTCAGCGTTACGCATAGCTGACGAAAAGCGCAGAGTCGCGCTCTCCCCGGTGTTGTAACGGTAGTTCTTACGCAGGGTGCGCAGTCTAGCGACTGCCTTCGCACTCTCCCCGGTCATCCGATCGATGATACGGGCTCGGCGTGTGTGCGCGTCTTGCAAAGCTGTCAGAGCTTCCTCCATGGTCACTGAGTAACGGGCAATGAGTGATGATGCGTGAAGTTGCATCGAATCCACGCACGCCTCCATCCCCATAAGTAAGTCCGTCTTCAGCACCATACAGTCGGCGAAAGTCTCCAAATTGGTCTTCTCCGTGACCACGGCTTCAGCTGCGATTTCCTGCTCCAAAATCATAAATTCATCCACGGTTGCGGGCGGGGGGGCGACGCGCATTGCGTCTGGCACCACATGGCCCTCATACACGGACATAAGCACGTCCTGTTTCTTCACCAGACTCTCGCCTGCCTCGTCGTCAACAATGAGGTCGACGTCGGCATATTTGGCTGAGGCCCAGTAGAGTGTTATCGGCTTTGGAGTATGTGCATCCAGGTCATTGCTTGACATGGTCGCATTTTCACTCCTTTGATGGCGGCTCTGATTGAGCTCCGGGTATTCACCGGAAGCTACAATGGCCAGGTACGAACGGGGGTACCTGCCCTGATTCACCAATG